GATATAACCAAGGTACTGTACGATGGCAAAGTAAAGTTGGACTATAAGGATAAAGCGCACCGCTACTATGTACGCTTCCGCGAGAACTGGGACCTACCAGAAGATGACGCAAAAGCATGGAGCAAGATTGTTTACCCTAAAGGTACGACAACTCTTCTCGGTGACACGCTTGAGAAAAAAGGTCTGATGACTTGGCCACTTGGCCTTGCTATTCGCGAGCTGTTTGGCTTCTACGATTTCAAGAGCGATGAAGGCAATCAAATGACTGGCTTCTCTAAAGGTGTCGGTACGATGTGGGAAGACGGCAAAACAAAGTCGCTCACACAAGAAGAGTTGCTACCGATTGTAAAATCAGCAAACTCCGCTTGGCAGCGCAAGCAGCAAAAAGGTGCTGACATCGGTTCTGTTGTTCACGATGCCATTGAGCATTATGTACTTGGTAACACCAATAACCCAGACCTACCAAGTATTGAAGCAGTGTTCGACATTGCTGAGCAGTACATGTGGAACATCAAAGAGGCTATCACAGACATTGACTCACCAGAATATGACCGCGCAATGGCAGAGTTCGAGAGCGATGTGGCTATGGCCAATAAAGCTTTTGAACAGTTCAAGCTTTGGTGGGATGAAGTTAAGCCAGTTCTGTACGGCGCCGAAGACTTGCTCTACTCGCTAGAACACAATGTCTGTGGTACTTATGATGGTGACATCGGTGTGCCTATCACAGCTCACCCAGTACCAGAACTGTTTGAGGGTAAAGATATTGTCCGCTGTACATCTGACTGGAAAACTTCGAATGCTAGTTCCAGCAAGGATGCAGCAGCGCCTGAAGGTGTGTACTACAGCTACTTTATCCAGCTTGCAATCTACGAACTGTGCCGCCGAGAAATGGGCTTTGAACCAGCCGATGACCTTTTGACCGTATCTGCACGAAAAGATGGTGGGTTCTCACTTATTTATGCCAGTGAACTTGGGCTCACAGTCCAGGATTGTATTGACTGGGCCGTGGCAGTGATAACTTGTTATCGCTTCATGGACAAATCTAAAAAAGGCTTGCTTGAGCACGCCGAGCCAAAGGAGGCTTAAAATGGGTAAAAAAGTTAAAGGTACTATTGTCAAGAAACACTATTTAGAAACTAACGAGCGCATGTACTTTGCTACACGCGAAGAAGTCATCAACCATGTGAAGAACCACCCACAGCTCAGTTTTGACGACAAAACAGATTTGCTGGACAGTGAAGTGCTTCACAAAGATTTCACCGAGCAAAGTGTGAAAGTAAACCTAAGCATTGGAAAGGAAGACTAATGTCAGTAAAACCAATTAAAGCATCAGTCGGTGGCAGTGGAGATTTTGAACAAGTGCCAGCTGGTGTCTATCTAGCCCGCTGTTACAAGATGGTGGACATTGGTACTCAGCAAGTAACTTCAAAGAAGTTCGGCACTAAAGAGGTGCGTCAAGTAATTCTCTACTGGGAATTGCTACAAGATGACGACGGCGAAAAGGTTGCTATGGAGGATGGTCGCCCATTCAGCATCAGCAAGACCTACACGCTCTCAATGAATAAGAAAGCTAATCTACGCTCTGACCTTGATTCTTGGCGCGGTGTTCCGTTTACGGATGCTGACGCAGAAGGCTTTGACATCACTAACTTGCTCGACAAATACTGCAAACTGCAAGTCGTTCACAATAAGTCTGGTGACAAAGTTTACGCAAATGTCGGCAGCATTATGACCACCAAAAAGAAGGTTGACGGCGTGAATGCTGTTGTTGGCTTCTCTATGGCGGACCCTGATATGGCCGTATTCAACGACCTACCAGAGTGGCTACAGAACAAAATTCGTGAATCAGCCGAGTGGAACGACGACGCTGAGGTGGATGCTGAAACAGATGCCCCAGCTCAGGCTGCAACAGCTGACAGCGGTGAAATTGACATTAAAGACGTACCATTTTAAGGAGTTGTTATGAAGAAACAATTAACCGAAAAGACTGTTTACCAGCCAAATGCGCGAGTAAAAGTCACCGTAACCAACAAGCCAATCTTGACCGAAGAAGGCAAGCACGAGGTCTAACATGAAAACACTACTGGTAAAGGCCACGCTAACCCGCATGAGCCGTGTCAAAGACAGCTCGGTGAATATCTCGTTCAACACCATGGAAGAGGTTAGCTCAGAAGAGTTCACTTTGATGGACCAGTATTTCAAGCAAAACGGATGGCTTGCCTTCAAGATGAACGAGTTTGACGGTACGGAAGTGCCGAAAGAAAACGCTCAAGTTGAAGGCAGCCAAACTCCTTCTCAATACCTGAGAAGGTGCCTATTTGCAAAACATATGGCTATGGGCGGTACCAAGGATGATTTCCCAGCGTACTATAATAAAGCAATGGCTGGGTTCGCCCAGGCAGTAAACAACAGCTTTCCAGAAGGGAATTAAATGGCCGACATTCAACTAACTCAAGGTAAAGTAGCAATAGTCGATTCCGATATGGCCGAATTGATTGGTGCTCATAAATGGTGTTTTGCTAAGGCTGGGTATGCCAAGCGTAGGAAGCCAGGTGGCGGGACAATATTAATGCATAGAGTTATTGCTAGAGCCCGACCAGGTGAAGAAGTTGACCATATCAATAGGAACAGGCTTGATAACCGTTCAGAAAACTTGAGAATCGTCTCTAGAAGTGAGAATGTTAGGAACAGAGTTATGAAAGGCTTCGAGACTGTCGGGCATTCATCTGGCTATGCCGTGAGGATAGGATTTATGAGTAAGCGCCATTATGTAGGTCGATTTAAGACAATCGAAGAAGCTCATGCAGCTAGAGAAGGCAAATTAAAGGAGTTAGGAATTACACATGGCGGGAAACTCGTTAGGAACTAAAAAAGGTAATGCAAAGAAAGTAGAACAACATGGACCCGATTACTTCAAGAGAATTGGTGCTATTGGTGGTCGCGCTCGGAAGCGCGGTTACTTTGGCCGTCTCAAAGATGAAGGCAAGCTTGATGAACTCAAAGCGCTCGCCAAAAAAGGTAGTGAAAAAGGAAACGCCATTAAAAGTGAGCGGGCCAAGTCTAAGCGACTACCCCCTAAAGTTTGAGGAGCATCCAGGTGAAAAGAAATACCTCACTAAAAAGGACACCGCTAAAAAAATCAGGAGCAAAGTCGAAGGCTTGGCAAAAGTTCCGAAACGAAAAAGCGGCAAAAGATAGAGATGAAGAGGGAATTATCAAGTGTCAGGATTATCGCATCGGGTTGCCTCGTTGTGGCGTGGGCCGTCCTGATATGGATTTGCACCACATACAAGGACGCGACGTTCGACCTGATTTATATTATGAAGAATCTAATCTGGTTTGGCTAACGAGGGAGTGTCATAATGCTGCTCACAATTAAAGGCAATGTACCTTCACAGAAGAATCGCAAGATTATATCTCAGAACCGCGCTACTGGCCGTCCATTCCTACGGAGTGCCCCAGCAGTCAAAGAGTGGCAAGAGAGTGCGATGTACCAGCTTGCAAGGCAGTGGAATGGCTTCAAGGTGTCTGGCTATCCTATTTCTATGGTGGTTGTGTTGTACTTTAGTGACCTCCGCCGCCGTGACCTCGATAATGCTCTAAGTAGTGTTATGGACGCTCTCGTGGCCGCAGGAGTCATTGAAGACGACAGCGTAGCGTATGTTGATTGCATCAGCGTACAGTACGGTGGCCACGACAAAGAGAACCCAAGAGTAGAAGTCCATTTGGATGATTAAATAAAGTAAGGAGTAAATATGAGTGCAGAACAACACGACCTAGAAAAAATGAAGAAAGCGAGAATCCCTACCAGACGAGCCAAGATGCTTATGGTGAACCCAGCGGATTTCATGTACCTATTCACCAAAGGATTAGAGTTCCGCAAGCACACGAAGCTTATAGCGGGCATTCCAGAAGATGCTGAACTGATTGCAGTTGCAGCAGAACCTGTGCGCCATGCCATTATGTTGGTGGTCAAATCTAGTACCTACGAACCAATCCCTATCGACCAGATGCCTCCAATCGAGTTAGTAGAAATCCAAACAGGACGTATCGGTGCTACAAAGAAGAAGCCAGCACCTCGCAAAAAGCGATGAGTACCTTCGCTGATAAGTGCCCACATTGCGAACATGACAAGTGTTGTTTCTGTGGTACTGAGAAAGCCTCTTGACATTCGGCTTATGGTGTGCTAGAATGGTCTAGTAAACATAAATAGTAAGGAGCTATCAAATGTTTGAAAAACTAACAACAGCACTGGAACCATTTGGTTTCACCGTAATCATCCTCGCAGGGGCAACCTTAGCTGGATGGGTAAAATTTACAAACTCATACGTCGTTGGCGTGGCCACAGTAGGGTTTGGTATACTATTAGTGATTAAGCACATTGTTTTACAAGTGCAGAATCAGAAACCAACTAATAAGAAAGGTAATTAGCGCCCCTCTGTCATCTACCGAGCGCGGATTATGAAAAAGCTACTATCTGACGGTTTACAGATTTTATCTGCAATCGTCTTAACAGGTTCAGTCGCCTATGCAATGGCAGCACCTGAACCGACAACGCAGTTCAACAGCGAACCAGTCGTTGCTCAACAAGCACAAGAAACATCAGAAGCTCCTGTGAGCCCCACAGAGCCCGCAGAACAGCCAAAAGCTGTAGAACCAGCAGTTACTCAACCTGAGCCTCAAACGGCTCCTGTCGAGGCTCCTGCAACGCCAAGCAATCGTATTCCAGCAGATTTAAGTGCTGGGCAACAAGCATGGCTAGTAGCGTCTGGCATTCAACAGCAATACTGGCGAGCTGTGGACTTCATTAACACCAAAGAAAGTCAGTGGTGTCCTACTAGATGGCAAGGCTATCACGGCCCATGTCTTGACTACTACGAAGAGGCTTACCCTGGTGCAGAATCAGACGGTAGCAAGGGTTATGGCCTTTGTCAGTCCACTCCAGCTAATAAAATGGCTGCTGCTGGTGCCGACTGGAGGACCAATCCAGTGACTCAGCTCAAGTGGTGTCAGATGCATGCAGACAGTCATCACGGTGGATGGGCCAACGCTTACGCTTATTGGTTGGCGAACGGTAACTGGTAGTGTTAAAATGTGGGAATATCAAGGGCAACTGCGAGAGCTCTTGATAGTCTCATTCAGTCCGTTAAGCACTCTTAAATGCTTGCCGTGGCGGACTGATAAGATGATACTTGGGTGACACTTAATACCTTCGGGTGGCCTACAAAACCGCAACTACAGATACGTCCCATTGTGGGTCCTCTACTGGAACGCTTAATATAGCCGTCCCTCCCCAAGCCTCTCGCTTACTTTATAAACAGTCAGATAATCATAATGAGGGTATTATGAATATATCGAACTCTGTTATTGTATTAGCTTACGACAAGGGCTACCGTGTTGATATTCTTGGTCGTCTTGTCTCTCCTAATGGGGTGTTGAGAAAGTGTTTTGTCAACAATAAAGGATATTTTGTTTTTACCCAAAGGTACGGCAAACGCAGAGACAATAAAATGGCCACTATACCTGTTCATCGTTTGGCGGCGTACCAAAAGTTCGGCAAAGCTGTTTTTGACAAAGCAATAGTCGTGCGACACTCCAATGACGACCCCAAAGATAACTCTCTTGATAATATATCTATTGGTTCCCAGCAACAAAATATGCTCGACAGAGACCCAGAGGTTAGAAAAAGACATGCTACTCACGCAGCTTCGTTCAAACGTAAATTCACCGATAAAGAAGAAAAAGAGATAAAAGAATTTTATTCAAATTGTAGAAGCTATAAGAGAACCATGAGTCTTTTTGAGATTCCAAGTAAGGGGTCTCTTTTTTATATTCTACATAAAAGCAGGACATTAAATCCTTGCTGACAATAAAATGATTATGCTATATTGAAATCAAACAAAAACCTTAGAGAAAGCCCACTCTAGGGCTTTTTCTTTTTATGTAGGTGGAGTATTATATTGATATGCAAGAAGTAGATGATAATCCACGATACTTAGTTACTGTTGATGGCCGAGTAATAAACAAAAAGCGAAATACTGAGTTGAAGCTACAGGCCAACTCAAAAGGCTACTTACGAGCTTATCTATGGTATGGCAAGAGTGATAGGCCAGTTGCTGTGCATCGAATGGTGGCAACAGCTTTTATACCAAACCCAAATAATAAGCCAGAGATAAATCATAAAAATAAAATCAGAACAGACAATAGAGTGGAGAATCTTGAGTGGTGCACCCGACAAGAGAATAATCGCCACAAAAGAAATAGCCCCTAGTTGCAATGACCAGGGGCATTTTGTTTTTATGGGTTTATACCTTTGTTTTGGTAATAACTTTGAGACTTATGTGAGATGGAGTTTTGGGAGGTGTAAATTGTTACGGAAGGTGCGAAGCCATTGCACTTATGGCTTTAAGATAACATAAGCGTTGTAAAATACAAAATTACTCTTGCACAATGAACTCTCGTATGAATGGTAGTTGTAGCTCAAGAGCGTGTATGGCCACCTGTGCGTTCTCTATCTCTATAGCGCGAACTTTAGGATGCTGGATAGCATCTTCGATGGCAAACATCAGTGCCTCTACACTCCTAATATAGTCACCCCTTACTGGTACAAAGTCCCTGTTCACTCGTTGTGCCGCAAATCTATCGAGAGGTGGCACTAGGGTCACTTCGTCGTGTAGTGCGGTATGCCCTATACGCACCAAAGGCGGAATCAACCATCTGTTCCGCCTTATTTCTTTGGTGTCTTTATTTGCTTCGTGAACAAGGCGGGGGAAACAGACATGGTGCCTGTCTACCTCCGCCATATTATTCGTCAGCTCCGATTAAAGAATCAGCTACCTCTGCGTAACTGCCGAGTTCAACCTCCTCGAAAAGAGCAAGCTGGCCGACTGGCTTTGCGTATCTGGCACACAAAGTTTCAGCCAATGCGTCTAGTCGAGCCTGATACTCAGGCGAAACGTACTTTAACCCTTCCATGGTTAGTAGTTCTTTACGTCTTTACGGAAGAAGTTCAAGATGAAGCTGGCAATACCAGCGCCAGAAATAACTAGAGGCACTACCGCTGGGTAGAATCTGGTAAGAAGCTCCATAGCTTCTGGTACTGCTGCAAACGCTACTAGGAACGCTGCAAATGTTTGGAGGGCTGTGATTAAAGCCTTCCAAGTTGCTGAATCAATTTTTGGTAAACGCATGTTTTTATTCTCCTTTGAATATCTTTGCTAATAGGTTTCTAATCCAACGTACTATTTGTAGGATTTCACTTATCTTTTCGCCGTTAGGGTCTACTGGGATAGGTGGCAATGTTCCTGGACCGCTAGGTGGGGTAGGTGGCAGAACTACTGGCGGTGTTACGACTGGTGGGACAACGATTACAGGTGGCACTGGTGTAGGCTCAGGGGCTGGTGTAGGTGGTGTAGGAGGTGCTACATAGTCTTCACAATCAGCCTGGTTGATACCGTAGTTTTGACCGTGGTCCCATGACCAGTTCGATAGGTAGTAATCTGATTTGCTGAGTGGGTGGTCGTATACGCCAGCTACATCAATGACAGTACCCTTTGGTAGTGCCTTGATTGCGCGAGCGTTAGAGAAGCTTGTGAAGCTCATGTCCCATAAGTTTGTATCACGAATCAAGATAACTTTCTTGTCAGGTATGTCGAGTCGTAAGTTGACTGGAGTTGCTGGGTTAGCGGCAGTTTGTTCAACCTTAATGCGATTTTTTGCAATATCCCATGAGCGCTGTGCATAGCCGAGGTCTTTTAGGTCGGCTGGACATACAGTAACCGCCAAAGAAACGTCTTTGTGGAACTCAAGTTGTAGGTCTGGCCATATCTTTAGACATCGGTACATAAGCTCGGTCAGGTTGTTCAATGTACCCTGATTCAAATATCCAAAGCGCCAATCGCCATTCGTTTCACAAGTGATTGATTCGCTGTTGCTAGAAAAATTACCATTCGTCCAAGGAGTGTCATCGGTATCAACATATTGCTCAATAGCACTATCAGATACAAAGAAGGTACTAGAGCCATTACGAGCTGGGTCTGCCCACAGGTAACGAAGAGTAGTATTCAAGGCAGCAGTGTGGTGGACGGTAAACTTCCTTAGAGCCCTGTTTCGGCCCTGTGTATAGTTTGATGTTGATGCTGGGTAAAATGGTATTCCTGGTAGTTTCATAATGATTCCTTACTTCTTATGTTTGACTATTTCTTCGTCTACTGTTTGGTGCTCAACGTGCTGTACTTTGACATTTTGCACTGCTTTTAGCATATCCTCTTTGGTTGATTTTACCAACTCAGCAATTTGAATGTTTTGTTCACCGAGGTGGCCGTTGCGGATTTTTGCTTCTTCATTGCCTTTTTTAGTTTCTTTGGCGACCATCTTACTTGCTGCCGCCATATCTTTTATAGCCTGAGAAAACTCTTTACGCTCTTTTCTATCAGCTTCACGGTCTTTTGTGGCCTGTGAAAGCATCATCTTAGATATGGCAAAAAACCCTGCGAGCATCCCTGCTAAGATTGTTAGGATTGAAACCATTTCTCCTCCACTTATTGCTGCGGATGTTTGTACTGGCACTTTTTGTTTTACC